AATGAAAGTTATGTTAGCTAGTCGTGAACCTGGTGGCGACACACTTGGTCAGGCGCTCCAGTTTATGAACACAACGGCTGCGCAATCTGTTCAAGAAATTTCAAGAGCAAAAGAAGGTCCGACTAAAATGCCTCCTGAAGTTAAGCAAGTGGCTAATCAAGTGGCTAATCAAGCAAAACAGACAGCGGCACAAGTCTTGACACAAGCACCTCAAGTCGCTCCAGCGGTAGCTGGAACAGCCGCACAGGTGTCTCCAATCTTGCTACCCGACCCTGCGACAGCCGCATTAGCGCAGAGTCTTGGAAGAACAACTCCATGAACAAAGATAAATTACGCGAAGAAATAGCCGAAGACGAAGGCTGCAAATACGAGATCTATTTAGATCACTTAGCACTACCAACGTGTGGTGTGGGTCACTTAATTACTGAACATGACGAAGAATATGGCAAGCCAGTCGGCACTGTAGTCGAACAAGAACGAGTGCGGAAGTTGTTCGCATTAGACATAGCAGTGACCATAGACGAGTGCAAAGTGCTGTATCCAGACTTTGATGATTTTGACGAAGAGCTACAACACATATTGTGTAACATGATGTTCAATATGGGTCGGCCTCGATTGTCAAAATTCGTTGGTATGAAAGCTGGAATTGATGCTCGTGACTACAACGAAGCGGCTAATCAAATGGTCGATTCCAGATGGTATACGCAGGTTCCCAACCGAGCTAGACGTTTGGTAGCACGCATGAGGGCGTTGGCGGACTAGCCAACCTCTCCCCAGTTGTTACCTAGTTCCTGATCAACCTTACTCGGCACCTTTAGTTCCGTGCTGGTCTCCATAATCTCCGTGATTCTTGACGCTTGCTCCTTGGACTCCACGTTGAAGCACAGTTCGTCATGCACTGTGAGTAGGGGCACCAGCCCTTCCTTGTAGCATTCTGCCATAGCAACCTTGGTCTGGTCTGCCGCCGAGCCTTGGATTAGCTTGTTCAAAGCCTTATAGGTAAACGCCCTCTTGAGTATATGACCATATTCTTTCTCGGCCTCCTCGCGCTTCATAGGCTTGTTGTAGCCAAAAGTCTTAGGCTCCCACATATCAAACCGGCACAAGCGACCTGACATTGTACGGATCTGCCCATTGATGCTGGCTCTTTGCGATACGAAGTCTGCTAAACCCTTAACAAACGGAACCTTCTCACGGTACTTAGCTAGAAGTGATTTAGCCTCCTCCGGACTGATATCCATGGTATGCGCCAGCTTACCTACGCCCATGCCGTACATAATCCCCAAGTTGACCGTCTTGGCTTGCTTACGAGTTATAGACGCCAAGTCTGCAACCATCTGATGGAAGTCCGCATCGCCTTTATGGTACTCCGCCACAACGCTATCAATGATGGGGTGTCGCTGGTCTTCCGGTAGGGATGCGCAGTAATGTACCAAAAGCCTTGGCTCTTGACTCGAGTAGTCAAAGCTACCCCACTTGCATCCTTCGTCTGGTATAAACAGACCTCGGATCATGGCTTTAATCTCTGGGTCACGCGCTGGGATCTGCTGTAGGTTTGGATTGCTGGACGAAAAGCGCCCAGTGACGGTGCCGCCATCGTCAGAGCGAAGCTGATGAAACTCGCAGTGTATGCGTCCGTTATGTGCAAACTTCAAAATGTTGTCGATAAACGTATTGCTGGCCTTGTCTAATTCACGCAAACGAAGGATCTTCGCCGCGACAGGATGCGGACTAGCTTGCAGGAACGCTTTGGTAAAGGACGGCTGGCCGTTGTTTTCAGTCTTGTTATAGTATAGGCCATGATGATCAAAGACGGCGGCAACGCTTTTGGCTACCCACGGTTCTACATCCACACCTGTCTCATGCTTAATATCCGATACCAGATCCTTCTTGAGTCCGATCAGTTTCTTCTTTGCCGCCTCGGCGCCGTCAATGTTTACCTTCACGCCCCTCTCGCGCATATCCAACAGAACTGGTATGAGAGAGGTCTCTAACTTAAACACATCCATGAGGCTCTGCTTTTTTATCTCCACCTTCATCGTGTTCCATAGCTTCAAGGTAAGCTCGGCATCCTTCTCGGCATACGCCCCCACAAACCGTGAGTTCAATCGCCACATCTCCGCCTTGGGATCAAAGCCGTGATCTGCCGCAGCGGCACGCAAGGTCTTCTCGTTCTTACGCTCATCAAGGTAATCCTTCGCCAAGTTGTTAAGGCTGTAACTAAACCGGTTCTCGTTTAGCAGTGGGGCAGCTACCATGGTGTCGATAATTGTGCCTTGAATCTTGACCCCTGCCCACCGGAGCCAACCGGCGTCATAGGTTGCATTGTGCATAACCTTGGGGATATTAGGCGTAGCAAGCTGGTCTGCTAGCCACTTCATGACTTTCTTCTGGGGAATGTTACCACCACCCTCATGTGCGATGGGGTAGTAGCCTACGAAATCGCCGGCTGCGATAGCCACACCTACAATGAAACCATCACCACGCGCCCACCCTGGGCCTAGTGTCGTTAAGTTTGGATCGTTGGTCTCAAGGTCGATTGCAATAGACTGGCTGTTCCGCAGATCAGGAAACACCTCCGGTGGCACCCAATCCTTCTCGATGGTATCCAGATCAAGCCTATGCAGGAACGTAATCTGACTACTTTCCTTTGCCATCTACTTCTCCTCCGAGGCTAGCGTATCCAGCGATATCTACCCATGAATCCTCATGTGTTGGTGTGACTATGAGTCTAGCAAGTTTTAGCGCCGTAAGACACTGATAAACTTGAGAAACAGACACTTCCTTGTCTAGTATGACAGACCACAGTTTAGCCACGCGCTCATGGTTTTCGTATGCATCGCCGTAGTCCTTGGCTCTCGGACCATTGACCAAGCCTTTGGCTGTATCAAGTAATTTATCTCTTTTCATATCACATACCTATATTTTGCGTGGGAATCGACAATGTGCAAATTGTGTCGTGCTCTGGTCACGGCGGTGTAAAACACACGGTGCTCATCATCCTGATCTGGAGCATTGACCGCAGGGTATGACGAGTCAGTTAACAATAAGATGTTGTCATCCTCGCCGCCCTTCATCCGGTGGATGGTTGACAGATTGATACGAGGCTTAGTCAGATCCTCACCCCTCCGGCGCACGGCGCCCATATATCGTATGTCCTCAAGGGACATGTTAACCACAACCTCTGGCCTTGCATCTTGATTAGCAAGCAAGCCATGCTCGGCCACTAGATTGTCGTAGTTGTGGAACCCCTGCGGATCTACCGCATCAAAGGTTTTGGTCGCAGCGCGTTTGAGCAACGCCTTTTCACCTTGCTTGGGCATAAACGTATAGAGCTTCTTTACATCACCCACGCTTGCTGTCTCGCCTCTGGCCAGCCGTTGCCAGATATCCATAGCTTCAAGCAGTTCAAGTGAGATCATAGAATGACCAAAGCGTTCAAACAAATAACCGTCTTCGCGTAAAGAATGGTGAATTGAGTTCAAGGCTTTGTTGGTTCTAGCCATAATAGTCCACGAACCTTCATCAATATTCACATCATACCAATTCATGTGAAAATCCACGGCGCCATCTTCATCTCTTGGTTGCCAGTGCTTCTCCTGACGAGTTCCTATCCGGTTAACCAGATGATTGGCTAGCCGGTACACGCTTCTTGGTACACGATAACTTTTGTCAAGAACCACCTTGTTATCACAAGCATTCATGAAACTGTGTAGATCAACGCCATTCCAGCGGTGAATACACTGATCATCGTCCCCCGCGTAATACACACGGCTGGCTCTCTCCTTGAGTATCGCTACCTGCTTCCATTGTAGCGGAGTCAGATCCTGCGCTTCGTCAACAATGAGAACATCCAAGACAGGACTGGTGCCCTGCTTCACGAACAACTCAACCATGTCCGTGTAATCAAACTTACCGTTGTCTGACTTGTATGCCGCATAAACTTGATCCACGCGCTTGACCATCGACCAATGCAGATCATAGTCACCCCTGTCGTTGTACTCCTGTTCCATGCTAATACAGCGCAACTTGGCACGACTAATCACTTCCAGATACCGATTGCCCTCCTTCATAGACAAAGGCACCATACCCTCTTCCATGACTTCAGCAGTGCTCCGGTCAAACGCCATGCCCAAGATCTCGCCCAACTGACGAAAGTCCGCCGGTTGAACCGTCTCTCTTGTCTCCATGCCTAGCCAGTTAAAGCCTATGGAATGTAGCGTCTTGAACCACGGCACATCTTTTTCGGTGAGCTGTAACTCACTGCCCACACGCTCTCTCGCCTCTTGTATGGATTTACGAGAGAAAGACACGAAGCCAATCCTGTCAGGAGGAGTGCCACCGGCAAGTTCCTTCCGGACAATATCAATCATCGTATGCGTCTTACCGCAACCAGGTGGCCCGAAGATCAGCGTCTCATCAGCCATCAGTTTTCTCGCGTGGACGAGAATCAAGCCATTGCTCGACCTCTGTGCGCAGCCATCTCATTGTACTATTCTTTTCCGTCTCCGGACCTAGCACAACTGGTTTAGGAAAATGACCTTCTTCTACCCATCTGTAGACGGTAGAACGAGCCACACCTAACCATTCGACAACCTCACCCACTTTGAGATACCGTTCATCAGAATGGTATGTCATTTAACTTCTCCTCTGTTGGTAGTTCCATTTCATCATTGTCAAACTCCGGCACGAACCAGACGCGAAGATTCTTCCATTGACCTGTATCTTCGTCTTTAAACTTGTATGTGGTGTTACACTCATTGCCACCGTTCATATCTTTTAGGCGTTGCTGTACCTGCGGACGTTTAAGTTCACGGAACCCGCGATTGCGTAAGAACTCCATCAAACCCTTAATCGTGAACATTGTCAGATCACTTTCTGTCCAAGGCTTGCCAATCGCCATCTCCTGCGGAGACTTGGCTCTAATACGGCTGGTGCAATACACTTCCACAAGTTCTTCAAACTGACCTTTAATCGTCAGTTCCTTTGGCACCTCGATATGAGTTGCCTCTTCCAATAAACCGTTTACATAACTCTGCCAATCCGGCGCCTTCATTATGGGCGGCATAACATCCAGTTGCTCCATACAGGCACGTTGAAACTGCAACGGCATCTGTAACTGTTCGGTAGACAGTTCTAATCGTTTGCCATCAAGATCAAGGAAGTAGAGCCTCGGCTCCGACTTCTGGATAGTCAGGCCAGTGATCCCCGGCATTGATCCATTCTTGCCCACACCAAACTTGGCTTGGCGGCAGGCCGCTTTATCACAATGACTGCCCATAGGCTCTTCTTTACAAAGATAGCCGTAATCCTTTTTCTTATGCTGAGACTGGATAGTTACAATCTCGTTAGCTGGCAGAGATGGCTTGCAATACTTTTGGTTCCATTTCTCCAGCGTGGTCTCCCACGAATCCGGATGCATCATCTTGGCGGTTACCGCCGCATGAAACATGACTTTGTTTCTAGTTCCATCCGGCACCGAGGTTGCAAACATAATCCGTAAGCATGGCGGCATCTCCCGCAACTCATCATCTTCGCTGGCAAAATCTAGTTTGCGCAGATCCTCCAAAGTACATTTGATCTTGTCTACCTGATTTAAAAACTCCTCAAGTGAAAGATCCTCGCCCTTGTTGTTTATTGCATAACGTAATGTATTCTCTGCCTCAAAGTACGGCAGGTTGATAAAGTTACCCACATCCCCACGCTCGGCAAGAATCTTGTTCTGCTTTGGAAACACCTCACATCCACCAAAGCCTAGCACCGCAGCGAACTCCGTAAGGTGATCACGCATATCGGTTGCACTAATCCAATCCTGCATAAACAGGAATAGGTGCGCTCCGCCTGATTTTGATCGGCAAACAACTAGGGGTAGCTTGAAACGGCGGCACTTCTTCAATATCTCAACGTGATCGACTGGGTATGTGTCGATATCCAATGCACCAAATTTGCACATGTTCTGGTCGTTAATAGGTATTGATCCAACTCCATGCCCACCCTCTAAGTGAGCCGCCACCAATGTCTTGGTTAGTGGCTCTCGGACAATGAAACTTTTTGCCTCTGTTTTTCCGTTCTTCCTTACGCTTCCTACCGTTGTTTGACCGTGTGCTACGCTGGAGCCTTCAAAGGCCGCAGCGAAACGATCAACTAAACTCATTACTCGCTCCGCAAAAAGAGGGGGAGGCGAACCTCCCCCAAGTCACTAAAATGGGATATCGTCATCCTCAACAGGCTTATCGTCCACAGGAACCGCAGACGCCATCGGCGCCTCTTCCTGCTGGGCTTTAGCCTCACCCTTCATGACAGATTCGCGGAACAGCTTCGCTTCCTTGAACAAAGAGTTGTCCTGTACAAGGCCGACCTTCTCAATCGCCCAGTTGTACCAAGTACGCATTTCGCCATCGACAGTCTTAGACTCCTCGACCACCGTCAGCTTCCACATGGTTGCAAACAAAGCAGGTGTTTTCATTTCACCAGTCTTCGGATGCTTCACCTTCTGCATTGCGATCTGCGTCTTCCAGCGGCGGCTGACCTTCAGACCAGTAGACTTGAAGTCCACAATGGCTGGCTCATACATACCGTCTTCGCCCAAGATAAGGCAGAAGTGCTGGTCGCTCTTAATAACCTCATTACCGTTGGGCAGATATTCTTTTGCGCCAACTCTAGTAGTCCGAGACAAGTCCGGGTCATCGGGTGAACGCACACCCACAAAGCCGCCACCTTGGTCACCAGAGACGAACTCTGGATAAGTGGTCACTTGGTAGCATGGGATCACGGTAATGCCCTTCTCGCCGTCCCAGACCTCGTTAGAGACAGTGTTAAAGATATCACCCTGACGCAGGTCAGCGATATACTTCATGTCGCTCTTTTTGAGTTGGGGAGACGTTCCTTGCGCTACACGGACAAAAGGAATCTGTAACTCGCCGGCTTCATAGGTTGTACCCTCTCCAGCGGTGTCAAAGATATCGTCCATCATTTCGGCTGGCAGACCAGCCTCTTCTTTTTTTGCTACTTGATTAGCCATTACTTCTTCCTCTTCACTTCAGCAGTTCTTGCTACATAGGCTCCAAACATATCCAGATCTATCGAATTACCCTGTTCCACTTGTTCACGAATGAACGCCTTCAAGGTCATAGAATGAATATGAGTCTTTTGCTCTGGGTGAAAACCTTTCTGCTCGAGGTCGTACATAACGTCCCCAGCAGCGTTGTCTTGCCCACGACCAAACGACACGATAATGTCGTTCTTGATTATGTCGTCCAGACCATGTTCTCGGAGCCAATTAAAAGCCTCCTGCTTCCGGTCAGCAGGGATTGACGCAGACACAAACGGCTTCAGCGTAACGGTTGCACCGTCCACATCTACACGCTCAATACCCATCTCATCCATGAGCATAGGTATTTGTTCAAACGCAATCCTCTGTTTTTCTGCTTTCAGTTCTTTGAGATACTTTTCAGTCTCATCAATTTGTTCTTGTTTTTCGTTGAGCCGGTGAACTAGACCGGACAACTGCTTGCCCCCATTTGCATCAACGCCGGAAAGCGTATCCGCATCTGCGAACATTTCTTCATCAAAGATTGTTTCACTCTGCTGCATAGCAAGTACATCCTCTTCAGGTTTGATGGGCTTGACGGAACCATTCCGTTACCCTATGTTCAGACAATATAGGAGGACATAGATGGAAGTCAACTACAAATTTAAAACGGAACCATATGAGCACCAGCGGGAAGCTATGCACCGCAGTATACCTATGAATGCTTACGGATTCTTTATGGAAATGGGAACTGGTAAGTCCAAGGTCTTAATTGATAGTATCGCGTATCTGGGCAACACACATAAGCTCGACTTCGCATTAATCATTGCACCAAAGGGCGTGTACCGCAACTGGATAAATAAAGAAATACCAGAACATTTCCCAAACGATATCGCGCACAGCGTGTGCGCATGGCAGGCCAGCCAGACCAAAGGTTATAAAGAAGAAGCCAAATCATTCTTCTTTAACAAAGAACCTGGGATCAAGATTTTTGTAATGAACGTGGAGTCGTTCTCTAGTTCTAAAGGTAAGGCAGCCGGCGAGTGGATGGCGGAAAGATTCGGGCAGAATGGCCTTATAGCTATTGACGAAAGTACCACCATCAAGAACCATAAGGCCAAACGCACCAAGTCTTTACTCAAAATCGCGGCTAAGTTCA